TTTATTACGTCTTCAATGGCTCCATCCACCTCAGGATGTAATGCCATTTCTCGATATCTTTTGATTAAGTCAAACTCAGACTTATATACACCTTCAATATCAACGTACTGTCCATAAAAACCGCTAGAAACATAATAATCCGAAGAATCTTCTTGATTCTCCGGCACAGGAGAGACGACGGACTTTTTAGATCCGTCGTCTTCCTTGAATTTAAAACCAAATAATTTAGGCATTAATTCTCAAATAGAACTCTTCGTTCTATTATTTATATCAAGTTGCTGGAAGCTCTTCTGTATCCAACTGGCTAGTACCTGTAGAATTCTTAGCATCCCACCACTGAACTTGTAGTGTTACAGTGAACTCTTCAATGATATCTGTAGAATCGTAGGAAACTTCGATTTCACTGACGTTTGTTGGGAATACTCCATAGAATTCATACTCCTTGAGAACTGGAATTGTCTGAGAAGTATGGCTTCTGCCGAATTGCTTAACAAAAGCTTGTTTCTGATAGTCAACAGGATTGGTTCTACCAGTATTATCATCATGCTTGTTAATTCCATTCATCCACTTTTCAAAAGCGGTTCTGATTCTAAAATCAGTGTCATTAACAACAGTGATAGTCCAGGGGTCAAAGGTACGATCACCTGCGACCTTAAGAACTCTGCCTCTGAAAGGAACTGGAATTTCAGCAACATTGGATGCTGGAAGTTGTGCAGCCTTACACATGAATCTAGTGATTTCATTTACACTAGCTACACTTTCTCCTGCTGGAATTGCAAAATCGGGGAAGTCCATTTCGACTTCAAACAGATTAGGGCGAGCGCCGCCGCCCCTTAGTCTGGATTTAAAGTCTTCTAGTGTTCTTTCCTCAAATTTTGGTGAGTTTAGATTGGGCATTTTTCGTTACCTGTAGAATAGGGTTATAAGATTAAAACTGTGATTAAACGGTTCCGACAACCTCTTCAAAGCTAATTCCAGTTCTGTTAGCGACGAAGGTAAGACCGATGAAGTTGATCGATCTGGCTGGTTTAATAAAGATGTCAGCCCTAAACTGATTCGCGTCAATAATATCTGGAGTATTATTGGACTCATCACAGACAACGAGGAAATCAGTGATACCTCTCTTTGCCTTAACATCACGAAGGTATGGTTCAACGATGTTGACAAAGTTGGATCTTGTCAGTGCATCATTGAATTCAAAGAGTTGGGATCTAGCCGCTCTTTGAATTGTATCTTCCACTGTCAGGAAGAGACGACGAACATTGATTCTGTCAAACGCAGAAGCATATGCAAGTCCCGTCTTATCACCGAAGAGAATAATTCCAGATCCTGGTGAGAAGATAACAGGGTTAATTCTCTTAGGATAGAGAAGATCTCTTTGTGCCTGAGTTGGATTATATGCAAGTTTGATTGCATCGTTAATTGTTCCTCTCTGAGCACCTGCTGGAGAGAACCATGGGAAATTATTGATGGAAGTTCTTGCCATCAATCCAGCAATATCACCATTCAAAGGAATGTATACAAACTTGTTATTGAATCTATCAAACATGTACTTATAACCACTGTCAAATACAGCGTAAGAACTTGAAGTAATAGAATCGTAGAACTGAATAATATTATTTGTTTGAGTATCTGGATTTGTTACATTGACAACTCCCGCTCTGTGTGGAGAGATAACCGCAACACAATCCTTTCTACCTTCTGCAATTGCAATTAGTTTGTTTGCTTTTGCTTGTGATTCAAACAGAGTATCGCCACCACTTGGTCCTTGGATCAAGAAGTTTACATCGTATTCTGCAGGATTCTCTAGAATGGTATATGCAGAAATCACATTTGCAAGAGTTGGAGCAAAGTCATTGGTTACACCATAGTTTGCACCATTACTCAGAGTGTAAGTTTTATTACCCGCAAGACCGAAGGTAACTCCAGTTGCGTCTTGTCCCCAAGTAAGAGCAGAACCACTAGTAACTGTAAAACCACCAAGAGTAGTAAATGATGGAGCAACTAAAGTATCTGTTGCACCTGCAAAGAGATAAGCTGAGTTATTCTCGATGTAGTTCTTATAGTAGATGTTCTCACTTGGAGTAATTCTTGCGTCAGTAGCCTTAGATAGGTTAGTGAACTTTTCAAGAATATTTCCAGAAATACCACTTACAGATCCATTGTCGTCAACGACAACAACGTGCATCTCGTCATTCTTACCATTTCTAGCATCAGCGTACTGAGAAGTACCTGGTCTAGGTGCAATGTTCTTCCAGAAAACAGTTGAATTTTCTAATCCAAGAGTCTGCTGATCGTACCAATCTACAGTACCATTATATTCTGCCTTTGGTTGCAGACCTTCACCCTTACCGTCTGTATTATCTACTGCATCTCTTGTGTATCTAACGACTAGTGTTGTCGCTGCGAATCCAGCAGGTGCTGCAGTGTCTAGAATAATCTTACCAGTATCAAAACCAACAACTCTTGCAGAAAGAGTTCCGTTGAGTGTTTGTACTAAATCTCCTGGGAATGTTAGAGTCTCGGCTTTGATTCTTGACTGAGCTTCAGTATTATTTGTAAGAAGTTCGGTTGAACCGAGACTTACTGAAACATCGTTAGTAATTCTGAACTTCTCAAGAGAAGTTGCAGTTCCAACGTTATTGAATACCTGCCAGTAAGTTGAAGTTTCTCCAGCTACCTGAGCAAAGATTCTATTGAGTCCAGAATCTGTGTAATCGATTGCACTGGTAATTCCAGTTGCATCTTCAGTTCTGCTGAGCATCTTGACATCAACAGATCCAACATTAATCTTGGTAATGATGCCTTTTGTGAAACCAGTAAAAGTCTTTACAGTTCCGTCTTTTGGATCAGCATAAGATGTTGTGAATCCGCAAGTGATTCCGTAACCAACGTCAAGTCCAAATGTACCAATTGAAACTCTTTGGTCAGCAGCTGAGTCGATGGTGCAAACTTTAAGGTTGTTTGCCCAAGTTCCAGCTTCTCTTGATGCGTAGTGCCAGTTTGAAGCGTCTGAGTATGAATTTGCGTAATCTTCTTGTGACTTGATCTTTAGGGAAAGAACAGTACCAGCAACACCTGCGTGTGCGTTGACAAGATTATCATCGTCTGCACGAATGACTCTTAGTGTTCCACCATAAGAAAGATAAGATGATGCACTCATCCAATACTCATATTGACCCGAGGTAGTTTGAGGTTTACCGAAGGTGTTTAGGAGGTCTTGTTCTGTTTCCACCAGTACAGGTTCTCCGATTGGACCTCTGGCAAAAGGACCTGCAATTGCTCCCACCTGATCGTTTACTGCATCAATTCTGCCTACAGTAAGATCAACTTCTCTAACTTTTACGCCTGGTGATACTAAGTTTAGCGACATGTCTTTCCCCTCTAAAGAAGATTCATATGACTGAAACTATTTAGAAATTTGGATGCTTCAAATGGGGAAACAGTGCATGAACACACTACCAATCAGGATATTCCCAGTAAACTTGTTTATTTTTGGTTCTTGATATTTTAATTCTTTTTACCGTACACTCTTTACACTCATAGGAATATGCAGATGGCAGAGTGCCTCGATCTTTCCTTGTTAGATAAAAATCATTCAATAAATTTTTTGTTTTGCCGCAAGATCTACACTTTCTTTCATTAAGAAATAAGTGTTCTAATTCAAATGACTCTTCAAAAGTCATTAGTGGTACTCCCACATATATGACATATCACCATACTCATCTGTCTTCCATATTGTTCCATCATTTTCTACGATGGTTCCTTCATCATCCAAACCATCACTGATAAATCCAAATGGTGCCATGTCAGCTTCGATCTGATCCCTCTGGTCTTCATATATTTTTTTACGAACATCATTGTCCGTCATTTCTTTAAAGTAGTCCTGTTGAACTAACCATGCAAATATAACAAGACACATTGCAAGGTCATCATTACAACCTTCTTCTGCCTCAAATGAACCTGATTTTTGAATGAATGTAGTCAACTCACTGATTACATCTAGATCAGATACAAGTAACTTGTCGTCCTCAATTAATGCTTTTAAATTTAGAGATCCAATCTTCTTTACGGTCTTAGACATCTTGACACCCAATTGTGTCTTCTTGCCAGAGAATCCTTGACCAACTACTTGACCCGCACGACCTCTCATAGAACACATGAGTATATTGTCATACTCTAAGTCCATATGGATGATGGATGCTACTTGATCTCCAATATCATTGACTTCTACTAAGATGAATGCTTGATTATATGCCTTCGATACATCTCTGATGATGTTCGGAAACAAGATTGGTTTGATCGTATTGTTTCTATACTTAGCAACTAATCTATAAGGAAATGACGTTGTGTCACATACACAAAATGCAGAGTAGTCTTTTTCTACGCCTCTTGCAACGTCAACGGTAACAACATATGTGTGATCTTCTTTTGGTTCTTCATAGATATCCAATCCTGCATTTCTTTTGATTGGATCATCATAAACAAGAGACTTTAACTTCGCTGCGGTAATCAAAGTATCAATAGATCCTAAGAACTCACACTCAAACTCGATTTTGAACTGTTGTTCAGATGTGTTCTTAATTGTTTGTTCTTTCCATTCCAAATCCCTACCAGGGACTTCAGACCAGTGAACGTCAGTTGGAATATAATCGTTCTTACTCTTTTCCGCATCATGCCACATGCGGTAGAAGTGATTCATACCGTGTGGGGTAGATACGATGATTACTTTGGTGTTTTTACCAGAAGTAATAGTAGGATAAACAGAGGCAAAGAAGTCATCAGCAACGTGATTTGGGACGAACGCGAACT